TTAAAATGATTCTCGAATATGCTCAACTTCTTTCTACTACTCATCGTATTCTTGATGGTACTCAATCTATTGGCTATTCTAAGAGTGGTCGAAAACATAGTCGATATGTTCTTCATGACAACCGTGAATCTATTTTGTATTCTGCTACTCACATTAACCATCCTTCCGCAGTGTGGGTGAGACAATCTGCAGAAAATTATATTTGGTTGACGGAATTGCTACATGCACTTTGTAAAGAATATACACATCGTTATGGTAAAATCCATAAGTGTGAGCGTGATGGTCTCGTAGACATTCTTAAAAACACATTACCTAACAATATTTCATTTGAAAAGTTTACAGAACCTACACCCGCAATGCCATTAGAATATAAAGTCGTGGGTTCATCTATCAAATCTTACCGTAATTATTATCTTGCAGAAAAAACCAATATGTTCAATTGGAAAAATCGCAACACACCGGAGTGGATTCTAAATGCCAACTTATGAGTTTGTAAACACCGAAACGGGTGAATATTTTGAAAAGTTTATGAAAATTTCTGAACGAGAAGAGTTTCTTAAACAAAATCCTAATGTACAATCTTTGATATCTGCCGCCGCTATTGTTGGTGGGGTATCAGTTAAGGATAAAGTTCCTGATGGATTCAAAGAAGTTTTATCTAAAATTTCAGAAAACCATAAAACATCAACTGTTGCTGATCGTTATGGTAGAAAGAGTATTAAGGAAGCAAGAACTGCTGAGGTTATCAAGAAACATCAAAAAAAATCTTAATATGAGAATTTGTCATGAAAGTAAAAATTGGAAAGTACAAGTATTGGTTTGGTCCATATCAATTAGCTGAGTTACTTTGTTTCTGGGCAAAGAAAGAAAAGGATGTATATGGATTTGAATCCACGCCTGACTGGGTACACGATTTTGGCACATGGTTGGCTGAAGATAAAAAAGGAAACGATACTTGGTTAACAAAATTTTTTCTTTGGATAGAATCAAAAAGAAAACGTAAAATAAAAATCCAGATTGATGCGTGGGATACTTGGAGCATGGATCACACCCTTGCTTTAATTGTTTTACCCTTGTTAAAACAATTGCGTGACACTAAGAATGGTGCTCCTCCAGTGGATTTGGAAGATGTTCCGGATTATTTGCGTCCCAATAAAGAAGAACAAAAAATGTTTGAAACAGATGGTAGCACCGATCCTAATTTTTTTAAAAGGTGGGATTGGATCTTGGATGAAATGATTTTTGCATTCGAACATATCGTTGATGATGAATGGGAAAGAAAATATCATTCTGGAGAATATGATTTACAATCAAAACCCATTGAGTGGGATGAAGAGGGAAAAGCTATATTGTTTCAAATGGTTGAGGGTCCTAATCATACAGCGAAAACTGATTATGATGCGATCAAAGAAATTCAAAAACGTATTGATCGTGGACTCTTGTTTTTTGGAAAGTATTATCGAAATCTTTGGGATTAATTATGAAACTGGTTTTAAAAACATCAGTATTGACATTCACTTTTTGTTTTTTATTTTTTATTGTTCCCCTTTTTCCGCAGTACCACCATAACGCCAATGCATTTCCAGTTCCGATTAAAAATAATATTGGAATTAGATCATTAGCCCCTTTACCAATCAATAAAATTGTTTTTAACCCAAAACAAAAGAAAGAGTTGGAATGTCTAACCAAAAACATGTATCATGAATCTAAAGGTGAAGGTGGATTTGGTTGGTTGGCTGTAGGTATGGTAACGATGAATAGAGTAGAGTCTAAACGTTATCCAAACAGCATTTGTGCGGTTGTTTACCAAAACAACGGAAAAGTTTACCAATTTTCTTGGGCGGCAACAAAGAAAAAATTTGCAAAACCAAAAAAATCTCTGTATAATCAAATACATGAATTAGCAGTGTTAATTTATCTGTATCACAATAAAATGCACGACATTACAGATAATGCTTTATTTTTCCATGCGGATTATGTGAATCCATATTGGAGCAAGAAAATGAAAAAAACCACTAAAATTGGTCGTCACATTTTTTATAAACTATAGGAGTTATTATGTCTATTCAACAACTAGCTGTGAACCAACTATCAAATCCAGCAGACCGTGAAAAACTGTTGAATGTTTTGCGTGAATGTTCTGCTTCTATGACACGCATGGAAGGTGAAAAGGATTACATTAAAGAATCTGTAAGTGACATTTGCAAGAATTTGCAATTACCGAAACGTCTTGTTAATCGTATGGTAAAGGTGTATCATAAACAAAATTATGATGAAGAAGTTGCAACACATGAGCAATTCGAAACTTTGTATGAAACTATTGTTAAATGAGGAAAAAAATGGGAAAATATATTTTATCGGAAGAAAATGATGGAGTGGTTACAAAGAAGGAATTTGATTCAGATTATCTTTATGATGTGATTGATAGGTTTGAAGAGTTCCTGAGGGGTTGTGGTTTCTTTTTTGATGGTAGACTAGAAATCGTTAACGATAAACCAGATCAACATGAAATTGATGAAACTTTTACTGTATCGTTTAATTCTCCCATTTTTGAAAGTCCAGATAAAGGAAAAACAATTTATGCTCGTGAATTCGGATCTAATCAAAAGTCATTTTACTCAAAAGAATAGTTATGCCGACTAAAGATGAAATGATGAATTTCGCTAGAGAGATAGAAGCGATTGTTGAGCGAACCGACTACAATTACATTGAAGCTATTGTGGAATATTGTAAAAATACCGGAATGGAAATTGAAGTCGCTTCTACTCTAGTTAACTCTAACCTTAAAGCGAAATTAGAAACGAATGCTCAAGACCTAAACTTGTTACCTAAATCAAGCCGTTTGCCGATATGACAGGATATGAAACCTTTACAATTTACAATGCATTAAAATTACATTTTACGACAAAGAATTATGATTATTTTAAATACAACGGTAAAAGCAAAACTTCAATCGACAGTTTTGAAAAACGTAAAGACAAATACTATTTTTACAAACTTTCAAGACAACATGAGAGAGAAGAGTATATCGAATTCTTGGTTTCGAACTTCATCGAAAAACCAGATCTCTGGGCAGGAGACCTTGTTCTCGAAGAAGCAAACGACACACACAAACAAAGGATGGGTGTAATCCAGTCTCTTTCTTATAAGTTTAGGGGAGATTGTTCTTTACTAAGATCTAAAGTAAACAGTGCTAACGAACTGTTTAAAACTAAAGGCGATTATCCAATTCTATTGGAGATGACATTTAGGAAAGAAGTTAATTTAGAAACCTTATGTATTCTTAGTGTTTTTATTGGTTTTTTCCCCTTGTGGGCTAACAAAATTAATGATACAATCAATTATCCAAATTTTCAAATGAAGTGTATGAAATACTTACCTTTTTTGAATTTTGAAAGTGAAAAGTTTAAAAAAATTATTATAGAGGAATTTAAGTGAAAATTTATCTTGATATGGATGGTGTTCTATGTAATTTCGAAAGACGATACTTTGAGCTTTACGGTAAGCTTCCGGGTTCAATGCGGGATAGAAAAGCATTTGATGAAAACTGGGATCACTTTGTGGAAACTGAACAATTTAAAACTCTAGAATGGTGGGCAAATGGTAAACAATTGATTGAGCATGTTCAAACTTTAGACGATATTGAAATAGAAATTTTATCTTCATCTGGTGGCGATAAGTATCATGATGAAGTTTCAAGGCAGAAGAAATATTGGTTGGAAAGTAAAAACATTCCATTCAAAGCAAATATAGTTTCTGGACGTAGGAATAAATCCAAATATGCTACTTCAGATTCTATATTAATTGATGATACATATGATGTTATTCAATCCTTTATTGGTGCGGGTGGTATCGGTATCCATCATAAAGATTTTGGTAATACTTTATTATTACTAAATTCTATAGTTGATAATAGACTATAAATTTTATATTATGTTATTTGTGGACAACACGTTTATACTAATTTATATAAGGAAATAATATGACTAGCATTAGTAAGCTCAAACAAAGCCGTACAATGGACAAGATTAATGAATCCATAAAAGGACAGTCTAATCCAGTTGAGAAAGAAGATGAAAAAAATGAATGGCAACCTACAGCAGATAAAGCTGGTAATGGAACCGCAGTAATTCGTTTTCTTCCTGCACCAGCGGTTGATGGTGATGATGCCCTACCTTGGGTACGTTCTTTTAAACACGTCTTCCAAGGACCCGGTGGTTGGTTATACGATGAATGTTTGACAACACTAAATGATAAGTGTCCCGTATGTGAGCACAACACTGCTCTCTGGAACACAGGCACTCAAGAGAATCAAAACACTGTAAGGAAACAGAAACGTAAATTATCTTACTATGCAAACATCTATGTCGTCTCTGATTCAGCGAAGCCAGAGAATGAAGGTAAAGTGTTTTTGTACAAGTTTGGTAAAAAGATATTCGATAAAATTACCGAAGCAATGAATCCTGAGTTTGAAGATGAAAAGCCCGTTAACCCATTTGATTTTTGGGAAGGTGCTAACTTTAAGTTGAAGTTTCGTATGGTTGATGGTTATCGTAATTATGATAAGAGTGAATTTAGTGACCCAATACCCCTACTAGATGGTGACGATAAAAAGCTAGAAGAAATTTGGAATTCTGAATATTCACTCAAATCTATTGTTGACAAGTCTAAATTCAAGTCTTATGACGAATTGAAAGCTCGTTTAAATAAGGTTATCGGTATTTCTGGTGCAGTTAATGCTCCAAGATCTGTAGAAGATGTTGATGTTTCAAGTTTCACAGAAGACACCACAACAAAGAGCTTTGATAGTGATGCTGATGAAGATTTAGATTATTTCAAATCTTTAGCTCAATCAGATTAATAACGGTTTCTCCGTTACCCCACTTCGGTGGGGTTTTTTTTAATCTGATATAAAGTCGAGCAGTTCTTTCGCTGGATCAAAAGTCATATCTTTCGATAAACTGATGTAAGGATTATTTTGAATATCTGGTGATTGATTCATAACCACTACCGGAGAAGAAGTTATTCCTTTAGAAGCCGCTTCTTCAATTGATAATTGTGATGATGAATCCAATATTGCTGATGATGTTGTGGAATTATATGCCAGAGGCGGACTGACTGTTGGTTCTCCAATTGTTACAGGAGTTCCACCAAGACGGGACTCTCTTTCCATTATAAGAGCTTCGCCTACTTGTCTTATGGTTTTGTTTGCCTGATTTCCCGCTATACCTTGATAATAAGATTGTCCCGGTTCTAACCTTCGTCCAGAAGCACCTTGTACTGCTGTTGGAACTGGCATGGAAGCAAACTCTTTTGCCAGATCCAACATAGCCGCTTCTAAGTCGTCAGACTGACCAGAAAGGAAAGCATAAAGATCTTTTCTTTTTGTTTTTATTAAAAATTCTTTAAACAATAACTCTTGCGTTTGAGCATCAAATTTTTGAGTCAATGGTATATCGAGTTCACTGATACCCATTTCCAAAGTACCACGCAACATTTGATATTTACCTACAGCACTACTTTTAGCACCACGATTCAACATAGACCTTTGCATATTTAAAACTTCCTGAAGTGTCATTTCAGAAATTTCTTTACCTGTTGTGTTTTTCCATCCCGCTTGTTTTGCTGTGTAATTTATAGCGTTATATGCATCAGGACCTCTTCCAGACTCTCCTAATGATACCAATGCTTGTAGGGATGATGGAGATTCGTCTGTGTCGCTCAAAACGCTAGAAGGTTTTATTGCGGCTTGAGCTTCGGGGATTATAGATATTTCTGCTAATTGACTTCTCAACTTGTCTCTAATTTCTTGAATATCTTTTTCATAATCTTTTGCCAGATTATTTCTTCCGTCTTCTGTGAGAAGTTCTAGTATATTTTCGAATGTAAAAGCTTTATCTATTTTTTCTGTCGTTTTATTTAAAGAGGTTTTCATTTCCGTTAGAGCTGAATCGGCTTTAGGTTTTATTATCCTATCAAATTGATCATTAAAAAATTTTTGAGACATTGTTGCCATATCATTCAAATCATCTGAAACAGTTGTGTAGATTTTTTTAATAATGGAATCTTCTTGTTTCTTGAAAAAATCCACAACAAGATATCCTATACCCGCCGCACCAGCCAAGCCAAGAAGATTCACCCAACCAAACTTTTTCTTTCCTTTCTTTTTTCCTTCTTCAACTTTCACTGGAGCTGTCATGTTTAGGATTTCAGCTTCATACAACTTCTCAAGTTCGTGTTGTTTCCTGAAATGTATATCTGTTTCTCTAGATGATTCTTTCCCCAATTTTTTTACTAGTATTTGAGAATTTTGTCGCATGACATTCATATCACGCATCATAATAGGGAGAACCTGAGAATTAACTGCAAAAATTTTAGTGTTCTTATCTATTTTTTTGAGTATGGGATTTTCTACCCTCTCAAGAGAAGTTATTTTTAATTTTCTAGATTTACTTTCACCTTTAACTTTTGCTAAAGCGTCATAGGTTTTTAATTTTGGGAACATTGCTACGAGAAGACCTCGTTGATTGAACATCCTCTTCCAATCAAACTTTTCTCTAAGCCTTTCTCTGATTCCACCCGTTACAGAAGAAAGAACACCTTTACCACTTTTTCTTTGTTTTTCGATTATTTTTGTTAGTCTTGACATTTTATGGTAATACGATAGGATTCATCGATTTTATATATTTGGTAATAAATTCTCTATCAAATACATCCGGCATAATTCTTTCTTTTTCTTGTTTCTGTCCATCTTGTGAATTGACATTTTGTGGCATCTGTTGTTGAGATACGTCTTGTGCCATTGTTCTTGAAAGAACAGAAAAAGCATCTTTAACATCTAAAGACGCTTGACTCACATTAAATTGTCTTTTTAAATTCTCTGTTTCTTCCGGTTTCGTTATCACTAGAGGTTTGGTTTTTTCTTCATCCATAGACTCATAAGTAAAATATTGCTTAACCTCTGGTATAGTCATGAGTGTTTTTGGTTTCGCATTCTTACCGTAGTTCATTTCATAATAATATTTGAACTGATCGATTGAGAGGTCTGTATTTTGTAAAAGTTCTCTAGCTTCCTTTTGTTTTTCTTGATCTTTACTGTTATAGTTTTCTATAATTTTTTCTGCTGTAGATTTTCCCACAACAGTTTTCATTTCTTCTTCAACTTTTTGTTTTGCCTCATCCCTTGTTTTTTCGGCATCGGCTACAGTCATTGTTCCCGGAAGTTCTACACCAGAATCATTTTGTCTTAAATTTATTAATTCTGTTTCGGCTCTTTCAAGTTCTCTTTCCGCTGGTGTGGTATTTTTTCTATATTGTTGAGCCAATTCCCAAAGACCCCACGAAATAAGAATACCACCCACTGCTACTTTTAAAGCACCTAAGCCTACAGCACTAGCAAATACAGTTCTTAATATAATTCCCCAACCAGCATAAATTTTTGAGAATAAACCAGTTATTATTTTTATTATTTGTCCTATAGCTATACTGAATAAAGTGAAAATACCACCAAAAATGCCACCAAGCAAACCGAAAAATTTATCCGCAATACTCGTAAAAATGGATTTAACAAAACCAAAAGTTCCCGTCAGAAGTGTCGAGAATGCCGAAGTAATGGAACTTACAATTTTAGAAAAAAAACCAATGAGTGTAGTCAAAAAACCTTTTTTCTTGGTTTCTTCTTCTTCTTGCATTTTGGGTTCAACTTTTGTTTTTTCTTTTACGGCAGCTTCATATTGGTTTTCTCTTTCTTTTTTGGTTAAAAAATACTGATCCGCCGCCCTTCTTGGTTCACCACCAAAAAATTTAACTACTTTGGAAAAGTTTTGTCTCATGACGTTCATGTCACGAGCAATAATGGGTAAAGCTAAACTGTTCTTGGCAGATATTTCAGTATTTTTTTCTATGATACCAAGTTCCGATGATAATGATAAAACGCTTGATGATATTAATTCTGCGTTATAACGTAAAATATTATCAGATCTTTGTTTAGCACCATACCTCCCTTTACCTGCTTCAAAGGCTTTTAAGCTAGGAAACAGAGCTGTAAGAAGACCTCCCTGAGGCAGCATTCGTCTCCAGTCAGTTCTTTCTCTTAACTTTTCACGAATGCTCCCCCCGACAGATTCACCAAGATCTTGCCCAGCTTGCCTTCTTTTTCTTATAACTTCTGTTAAAGTTGCCATTATTATCTCTGATTCTGTTTAGCTTTAATTTTTTCCATCTCTTCTTCCAAGTATCTTGCTAACATGGAGATATAAATCTCCCTTTCCCAAGGCAACATATTTTCCAATTCCGTCAAACTATATTTGTGATGTTGCATCAACGCAAAATTAGTTTGATAGTGGTTGCCTAAATTATCATAACCAAAAGCTATACGAAAAAACTTTGTATTCCTTCTAACTCAATTTTTTCTTCGTGTCCACATTTTTTACACTTGAAATCAAGATTCTTTTTAATCTTTGGCATAGTATCAAAAAAAACTTTGATTCTTTCCAAATCTTTAGTTTGAAGAGAATCTAAAAATTCCATCAATTCTTCTTTGGTGTTATCTTTTGCATAATAAATTTCATTTTCGTCGTAAATGTAATCAATTGATTCTACAATCAAATCGATAATCAAATCAATTTCATCCATACTGTTTGTATATTTTTGAATAACATCTAAAGTTGGATATTTCATCACAACGCCAAGATTGTTACCCAGTTGTATTTTTTTATTGTGATTTTCGTCGATTTCAGGTTTAATTTCTAGAAGATCGACATCAATCTCCACAACATTGTTACATGAAGATTTAGAACCATCATCTTTAGTAACTTCGTTAACACATTTATATTTCAGTTCAATTTTTTCTCCTACCGACCTAGCTCTCAGATTCAAAAACAAGTATTCGATATCAAATAATGGAAGCTTTTCAACTTCCACCTCATTCAAAATGCAATTATTTAAAACCTGTAAAATAGTTTTAAATGATTCGTTTTCATCATTGGATTGACTTGCCATCAAAAAAAGTTTTTCTTCTTTCACAGTAAATGGTCTAAAAGAAACTTTTTTGTCTGATGACAACAAACTCAATTCATATGTTGGTACACTAATCTTAGGTAATGCCATAATTACTCCATTAAAAAATTATCTTCCTAATCCAAATTCTGTTAGATTTTGTTGAGAAGGATTGAAACCACCTTGAAATAAAACTTTATAGTAACGGTAAGAAAATTGGACCGTCAACCTCATAAAACCATCGTCTTGCCAAGCCATTTGTTGGGGTGACATCCCAATAGGAAAAGCATCTTGAAGCTCAACAATAAAAACTTCTTTGGCTTTATCATCATATTTAATCACCCGTATATTGGTCATGTATCTGGATTTTTCACTTTTTGGGAATCTTGGGTTGTTTGTGTCGATTGGAATTATGGACTCCATCCAACGCTCAAATAAAGCTCTTTCTTGAAATTCGTTTGTACAAAGAAATGTTAAGTTCATATCAGAATACATCGCTTGATATGGAACTTTAAAAATAGGACCATATATTCGAGCATCATGTGTCATTAATGATTTTCCGGGAAGCTCTGCGTTTTCACACAGTAAAGCTAATTCTCTGACAGTGTTTGCGTTCGAAGTTCTTGATTGCTCATCAATAGGACCCCTACCCAAAGCTTGGTTTACAAAACTTGTTATCGGATCAACAAAAGAGTTAACTAAACTGTTACCAAAATTTTCAATAGCATCAGTAATCGTGAATGTTACGAAATTGTTGATATATGTTGGTATTGGAATAACAACAGCGTATAAGCTTGAACGAGCCAAACCACCTTTACTGTTGATATTCGATATAAATTCGTTGGGTGAAAATGCCATTAGAATTTTTTCCTAATATACTAAATATATTTCTACCAGCAGTAAAACTGCTATATTTTAAATACACATTTAGAGAGTTTAATATATGACTATTTATCACAGACACCACATAATACCCAAGCATATGGGGGGAAGCGACAACGAAGAAAACATAGAATTATTGACGATACAGCAACACGCAGAAGCACACAAAAAACTTTGTAAAAAATCACATTAGAATTTTTTCCTAGAGTCCGCCCAAACTTTATTTTCTGTTGCACCAACAAATTGTGAAACGGGCAAGAGCACGGCTATGTCCCACTCATTTGCTTCTATTTCAAGAAATCTAGATTTTATGTGTGAGAACAAATAACGCTTAATGCAAGGTGTGGCTTGATAAGCTGTTGTTGTTCTTTTAAGTAAATCATAGCTTAATCTAAGTCTGGTTTTATCATCATATTGGGGACTTGTCTTATAAACACTCAACTTATCCAAAAGTAGAAGACGTTGCTTTGGGTGAATATAGTGCAGATTCAGCCCTAAAAATCCATCAGGATATCGTTCTATTGGTATAACCAATGGGAACCTGTCGTAATATGGCAACGTTTTTTTCATTTTGGGATCATAATAATAAAAATACATTCCACCAATAAAGGTAGAATTCCTCAACCTTTGTCTGTCACGCATTAGTGTCGTTGGGGTAGGATTTAACTCTCCTATTTTTTTTCTCAACCAAGCTCTCGCTCTGGTCGATCCCATTGTACGACCCGTTCGTTGTAGTTCTTCTTCTAGTCTGTCGATTAAATAAGCCATGTATGTATTTATGATTTTGGTAATAATGATTTGAAACTGCATTATTACCAAAAAGTTTCTCCATTTTTTTGCTAAGTAGTAGTGTTAGGGGTTAAGATTAATATAATAGATTATTTGATTCCTAGTTCTTTTTCAGTTAGTATTTGAAACTTCCATCCATGTTCTTGACAGAACTCATCTGCAGCTTTCCACTTAGATTGATTTATCACGTAAGTAACTGATTCTTGAATAAACTTCTTTGTCTTTCTTTTACGTTCTGGTTGTTGAGTTTGTGAAAATGGTTTTACTTCAATCATGTAGGTCATTACTGTATTATCTTTTCTTTGCATTTTAACAATGAAATCAGGAAAGTATCTGTGCATTTTTTGGTCAACGGGATTGAAATAAGGAACAAAAACCTCTTCTGAAGCCCAAAAAATCACATTGGGGTGGTCATCAAAATACTTCATGACATAAAGTTCCCAACTTGATCGATAAACGATATTATTAGGATCTCCATTGTACTTTTTGGGGTTTTTTGGTTTAAAAAATCCCTTACGAGTTTTGTTTCCGAATGACATAAATATATGTATTCAATCTCGGGAAAGAACATGTCAATTCTCTCATTTTTAGATACTGTTTACGATACTGCTCAACATAGTCTAAGATACGGTAAACCTAATCCATTAGTTCAAGGCGATAACAAATATGACTATAACAGTCTTCGTTATCCTTTGGATATTGGTAGTGCTGATAAGGGTCATTATATGGTGATCCACATTAACACGCAAACTAAAACCCAGTTTAATCCTTCAGGTTACAGTTCTGAAAATCCAACTGTAATTCAAAATATGTTAGAACTACAAAAACTGAGGGGTGTTACTAATATTGGTGGATATTATCAAAAATTAGCACAAGCAGTTGGTGTTACAGCCCCAAGTACTAGTAATATTACTGGTACACAAGTCGCTTCTACCATTAAAAACGCAGTTAATAATATATCAACCGGACAAAATCCCCAACCAAATCAAACAACAGACAACGAACTACTTCAGTCTATTGGTGATATTTCTGATAACCTTACTAATTCTAGATTTTTAAGAAATATAAGAAGGACAACAGATTCGGTTGTATTATACATGCCGGATACCTTGAATTTTGAGTATAGGCAAAATTTCGATGAACTTAGACTATCTAATGGTTTAGTTGCCGCCGCTGCGGGTATAGGGTCTTCTTATGATGCCTATAAAAATACTGGTAATGGTTGGGCTGCCGGTGTTGCCGCAATGCCATTCATCGCATCATACACGTTAAGCGGGTTTAATAATTTTGGTAGGGCATTGACTACTGCTGGTTTAGGTTTGGTTGAGAATCCTATGTTGGAATTGATATACTCTCAACCAACCTTTCGTAATTTTCAATTTGATTTCATGTTTTATCCAAGAGATGAAAAGGAAGCTTTGGAAGTACAAAAAATTATTCAAAAGCTTAAGTTTCATCAAGCTCCAGAAATTAAAGATAGTTCGTATGGTTATTTCTTGATCCCACCTTCTGAGTTTGATATTAAATTTTATTATAATGGGCATATTAATGACAACATAGATAAAATATCTACTTGTGTTTTAGAAAATGTCATTGTTAACTATTCTCCTGCCGGTTTTACTGCATACGAGAGTTATGGTGAATCTAAGCCTTCTTTAGGGAGGACTGGTATGCCTGTCGCAATTCAAATGACACTAATGTTCAAAGAAACTCAAATTTTGACAAAAGAAAGTTATGCTACCGAAGACCAAATAGATAAGATTTATGCTTTAAGGGATGGCGAAAGGCAGGACGTAGATGCAAGTTTTAGTCCAAATGAAAAAGAGACACAAAAACTTTTGGATGCCGCAGGTGCAATACCTTCAAATTACACACCAAGAACCCCATAAGAAAAATAAAAATGAGATATTTTGAACAGTTACCTAAAGATTTTTACACACTGATAGATAACGGAAAATTGGATGTTGTTACAAATATAACATCTAAAGTTACTTTAGATGAAGATGTGAAAAAAAATTCTTCCGCATTTTATACATATATTGTTCCTGACGGTGAAACTCCAGAACATGTTGCAGATAAAGTATACGGTAATTCTAATAGACATTGGATAATTTTACACATGAATGATATTGTTGATCCACAGGCGGAATGGGCATTATCTGAAAATAATTTAAATAAAGTTATTGAAAAAAAATATGAAGAAATGGCAAATGGTGCTCCAGTTCTTAATTGGACAAAAACTAATATAAGAAATTATTTCAAAATTGAACAAAGAAACAATATCGATACACGAACAAATAATGTTGATGTACTAAATGTCGATGCCAACACATACAGCAATATTGTTCCTTCACAAACTTCAGTAGTCACAAAAGATGGAAATAATATTAGAATAATTGTTGATAAACGAACTTTGACATATTATGAATTTGAACATGAATTGAATAACAGAAAAAGAGAGATAAAAATATTAAAACCAGAATTTGTTGAAGTCGTAGAAAGACAATTAGAGGATTATTATCTATAATGACAATGGAATTAAATTCTGCTTTAGACTATGAAATACAAGAACTAATATTAATAACCAACTATGGTGCATATGATATCAGAACCATGTATTTGGAATTGAATATTTTTGATAGCATTCTACAACCCAGCATATCTGGGAATATTCTAATAAAAGATTCTACAGGATTGAATAATCTATTAAATTTTGATGGTTCAGAATTCATTAAAATGGACATCGCAAAAAACAATGATGAACTTAGAATAAAAAAAGTTTTTCGTGTATATAAAGAGGGTGATAGAAAACCTTCGAACATGAGTTCGGAAACTTTTGTTTTAAATTTTGTTTCTGATGAATATGTTTATTCTGAACAGCAAAATGTCAACCGACATTTTAAAACTACTTACAGCGGTATGATTGAATCTATTCTTTCACAAGATTTAAAAATAAATCCGGAAAAATATTATATAGAACAATCTAATGGCGTTCGTGATGTTATTGTTCCAAATTTAAGCCCAATAGAATCGATGATATGGTGCTCGAAAAGAGCATTGAATGATTTAAATTTGCCCAATTTTGTATTTTTTGAAAATCTTTATGGTTTCAATTTTGTTTCAATATCTACATTAAAATCCACAAAACCAATAGTAACTATTTTCTTCGAACCAAAAAACATAGAAAATTTTGTCGGGCGTGAATTTTTTGGTGCTAGAGATTTAGAAGTCCTTTCACAGTTTGATTATTTGGACAATGTTGTTTCGGGTGTTTACTCTGGAACTTTCGTTGGGTTTGATTATATAACGAGAACAATTCTTGAACAGAAAATAAGTTTCGATGATATATTCCGTGACAAACCCATGAACAAATTGATTAACAAACCTAACGATTTAAACCGTGAAAATTTGAACAGTACACAAATGCCGGGTTCTAGGATCGTTGTATATTCTGCGGCACTTGGACGTAGTAACTCACAATATATAATTCAAAATAATAAAATTTCTTTAAATATAAAGGAAACTCCAGAGTATTTTGTGTTTCAAAGAAGAGCTATATTGAGACATCTTTTTTCTCAAAGAATTAAAATAGCCCTTCCGGGAAATTTTGCTATTTCATCTGGAACAACAATCCAAATATCTAAACAAAAGTCCAGTTTTTATGACAATCAAAACGACAATCGAGATAGTTCTTTATTTGGAAAATATCTTGTTGTAGCTTCTAGACATGTTATTTCTGATAATAAACATGAGACGTTTTTGGAATTGGTAACAGATTCGAAAGACATTGATGAGATTGAACCGAGAATTAATGTTAAGGAACTCGTTAAATGAATGAAGATAATGTAACAACCAGTTCAGACTTTTGGGTGGGGGTTGTCGAAGATAACTCTAGTGACCCATATAAAAATGGAAGATGTAGGGTTAGGATTATAGGTTTACATTCTTTTGATGGAACGGCTTTAAGAACTGAAGATTTGCCTTATGCGACACTTCTGACTGCCCCCAACGTAGGAACTAGAACTGCCAGTGTACCTAATTTAAACGATTGGGTTTATGGTACATTTATAGATGGTAAAAATAAACAAGATCCATTGATATTAGGTGTTCTCCCCGGACTTTTTAATTCTAGCGTATACGTTAAACTTACGGGTGAACAGCAAAGAGAGTATCTAAAAAAAGTTTTAGCTCAACCCAAAGCGAAACCGGATGTTGAGAAGGATCCAGAAAATGGTGAACCAACCTCCCCAGCTTTAGCCAGAGGTATTGTTGCAAACACTGCTATAGAAACAACTAATAATAACTTGGTAGCAGCGTGTAATATATCTGCAGGGGCTAAACTTCTGTTGAATAAAGCTAAGTTAGAAACTGCAGAATTTATACAAGCTATTCGTACAGCAATTGTGAGTGCTCTTCAGAGCACGGGACTAGTTTCTCCAGCGATTCAAGGACTGAAAGAAGTTTTCTCTTTTATTGCGGACACTTTGAAAATGATCAATGGTTTGTTGGAAGATATTATTGAACCCATTCAAAAAATTATTGAAGCTGTTGCAGAAGTTCGTGCAGTTATTGAATTTATTTTGGGATTACCTGAAAGACTTCAAAGATTTTTACAACAATGTTTAAATGAGTTGTATGCAGTTTTAACCCAAGGTGCTTTTGAAATACTAACAACTGCCGTTTCAGAAGCGACAGATTTTGATACAAGTTCTTTACCTACACAAGAAGCGTTATCTATTATAACAGAAACAAGAAACTTGATTGAAAATGCAGTTACTATTGCATCAGCTCCTGCACAGATTGCTGATGCTCTGTTAAGTCCTTCCGGTTTAACCGATGAAGAAAGAAAAAATTTGACAAAGGAAATCTTTCCTAATGTCGTAGAATTTGAAACTAACATTTATAGGACGATTTAATTGTTATGAGCACCGAAATGCCAGAAAACATGTTGGGCTTTTTAGAACCAGAATCTGCGGCAAATACAGATTTCCAACCCGTTTATCCTTTTAATAATGTTACCAGAACCAATTCTGGTCACTATTTCGAACAGGATGATACCCCCGAAAGAGAAAGAGTTCGTATACAACATAGAACTGGAACATTCATTGAAATGCATCCCGATGGAACTCAAGATAATCATATTATGGGTAATTCTTTCCACGTTGTTGAAAAGAATGGGAATATTAAAATTAAAGGTAATTGTACCGTCGAAATTGATGGGGATGCACAGGTTACTTACAGAGGGAATTTGACACAAAGAGTTCAAGGTGATTATACATTAGAAGTTGGTGGAAATTATGATGTTAAAGTGAATGGTAGCCAAACCAATATTGTAAACGGCAACTATAAAATAAGAACTTCAGTTACGGGAAGTATAACCTTGCAATCACCTTTTTCTGTAAATGTTGTCGGCGATCTTTCTGTCAATGGTGCAGCAAGAGCAGTTTTCCTTCATTCGAACGGCGGCATAAATGCAGTAGGAGCAATACACGCAGGAACCGGAATCTCAACTTTGGGTGGAATCATTCAAGGGGGGATTCAAGCCCCTCCCGCAGGCATCACTGCCATTGGACCGATTGCTTCCGCAATTTCGGTGTTCGGATTGGAGGTCATAGATAAAACGGGACCGATGTCGATTTTTAAAGCGGCTTATAATGTACATATCCATCCGACACCAGAAGGTCCATCCGGAACAACAACAATACCTGTACCTTAATTATGGAATAAAAAATGGCAAACACTATATATGAAAGATTGAATTTAAATTTCGATACAACCAAATTTGGTAACGTAAATGTTCTTGGTCAATCTACTTTGGATTATTTTGAATTGTCTACGCAACCACTTAAGGAATGGCAATATAACGATGTTGTGAATGCCAATGCAGGAAAACAAGAATACTTTAGGAATCCGTTGTCACAAATTTGCGATAACTTAAAAGTCGTCGTAGACCTACTTGAAAATAGAAGCACTAATGTTATTTTTGAAAATAACAGTTCTACTGGAAATTTAATACCTATTATATCATCAACAACTTCCAACGAAATTGTTGCATTCAAATCACACACAAACAATATATCTGGAGTATCAACTGAATCGATGTCTCCTAATGTTCCTAATTATGATATGGTCACATCTTTTGGGAACGAGATACAAAAATATGTTATCACAGAAGATGAAGGAATGGGTGGAGATAATGCTAATGCTTCGGTCTTTCTGGGAAGTTTAACTAGTTTGTTTATTGGAGACGATTTAGACGAAAAATACATTTCCATTAGTACAGACGTTGATCATGTTTCAGATTCCATAAGAATAGAGACTATTACAGATCCAGAAGATCCTAATAGCACTATACAGATAGAAGTCAGTAATTTAACCGGTGATCAAGTGAACACTGTGTATTCTAATGTAAATTCTCTTTACACATTAATTAATACCAGAAGGATTGAGGATTGGTCTTATTTTACTCGAATGAAAGATACAGTTACTGATATATACACAGTAAAAAAATTCGATTCTGTTGGAAACACACAAATTAGTTTATTCAATCAATATATTGGTACAGAAAAGTTAAAAAACATTCTAGCAAACAACTAAATAAAACATGGCAACCACATTTATTTCCTCACCTAGAGATTATTCCGACTTGGATTTGAATTTTGTAGTTCATCCGGTTAGGAAAGATATAAACAAAAACACAGGGGTTCAAGCCGTTACAGGTGCTGTTAAAAATTTACTTTTGATTGCACACTATGAAAAACCCTTTCACCCAGAAATAGGTTCCAATATCAGGAGAATGTTATTTGAACCCATGGATGCAATCGTTGCATCAAATCTTCAAAGAGAAATTGAAGAAACTTTAAATAACTATGAACCAAGAATAAGCGTTAAATCTATAACAGTTTTTCCAGATTACGATAATAATGGTTTTAACGTCAAATTAGAATTTTTTGTTTTGAATAGAACAGAACCAATTGCAATTAATTTTTTCCTTTCACGAGTTCGATAAATGGCTGATAGACTAAATGTATCAGAATTAGATTTTGATGCAATAAAAACTAACTTAAAGAACTTTTTGAGACAGCAGTCAGAATTTCAAGATTACGATTTTGAGGGTTCTGGACTGAATATCTTGTTAGATGTTTTGGCATATAATACACATTATAATGCTTACTATCTTAACATGGTCGCAAATGAATCTTTTTTAGACACATCTTTACTGAGAAACTCTGTTGTTTCACACGCTAAAAAATTAGGATATGTGCCTAGATCGAGTAGGGCACCTAGGGCTATTGTTAATATTGTTGTGGAAACAGGATCAACTACCAGTGGTTCCATCACCATCCCTCGTGGTTACAGTTTCATTTCTAATGAAATTGATGGGGGAACTTTTAGGTTTACCACGTTAGAAGATTATACGGCATCAAAAACGGGAACAACATATGTTTTTGAAAATATAGCTATTTACGAAGGTCAATTGAATAACTATTCAGTTGTTCATTCCGATTTATCTAACCCAAAACAAATAATAGATATACCCGATTCTAATATAGATACAACAACACTAAGAGTTTCTGTAACCCCGACACCAGCAAACACAGAAATTACAGTTTATCAATTTTCTGATGATGTTATAACATCAGATTCTAACGATGAGGTTTACTATTTACAAGAAGGTCTAGACGGAAAATATCAAATATATTTCGGTCAAGATGTTTTTGGTAAAAAGCTTCCTGACGGTTCTTTGGTTAGGATGGAGTATTTGTCTTGTAGTGGACCTTTAGGTAATTTTGCAAACAACTTTGTTGGTCTTAACACCATATCAGGTTTTTCTGAAATAACTGTAGATTCTGTTTCTTCTGCTGCAGGTGGAGCTACGAGAGAAACGGTTGATAATATAAAATTTGCAGCACCTCTTCAAAACATTTCACAAAATCGTGCAGTTACAAAAAACGATTATATCAAATTAATACAACAGAAGTATCCTTTCTTTGAGGCAGTGAATGTTTGGGGTGGTGAAGAAAATAACCCCCCCATTTACGGTAAAGTTTTTATTTCCGCAAAACCTGCTGAAGGTTTTGAAGTTTCGGATACAGTTAAACAATTTGTTATTGAAAATATTTTGAAACCGATAAGTATTTTGACAGTTACTCCTGAAATTGTTGATGTAGATTACAATTTCTTAAGAATTACTGTTGATGTGTATTACAACAAATCTAAAACAACTTTGTCGGATTCCGAAATAAAGTCTTCCGTAAAACAAGCCATATTAAATTTTGCCGACACAAATTTAAATCAGTTTAACACATATTTTAATTACTCTGGTTTAGAAAGAGTTATTCAAGACTTTAGTCCTGCATTCGTTTCCAACGAAGTAGACTTTTTTGTTGGTAAGAAATTTAGACCAAATTTAATTACAACAAATGATTATGTTTTAGACTTTGGGTTTGAGTTGAAGCGTGGAAGTACAAATGAGAGTTTTTATTCTACGCCAGATTTTACAATATTGGATTCTAGCGGTGTTGCGAGAAGATGTTTCTTTGAAGAAATTCCGTCATCATTTACCGGTGTTGAATCTATAACCGTGACTAACGGAGGTTTTAACTATACATCAACACCAACAGTAGAAATCGTGGGTGATGGTCAAGGTGCTAGAGCAGTTGCAGTTATTGTTAACGGTAGGTTGTCGAGAATAGAAGTCACTAATCCCGGTATCGGATATACGGTTGCAACAGTCAGGATTACTGGTGGTGGTGGATCTTCCGCTACTGCTTCTGCTGTACTGGAAGGTAGATTCGGGAGTATCAGGATTGCATATTACAAACCAGATGAGGTCACTAGTGAACAAACCAAAGTTATTTTGAATTCTGACGACAACAATGGTATTGTTGGTCAAATCGATTACGTTTTGGGTAAGATAACAATCAACGATTTCAATCCTATTGCTGTCAATAACGATTTTGGTGACATCACAGTTTATTGTACACCAGAATCAAACATCATACAATCAAAATTAAATAAAATGTTAGTGTTGGATGACACCGATCCATCTAGCGTTGTGGTCAGTACAGTACAAACAACATGAGAAATCATTTAGTTTCATCACTAGTAACTAATCAAGTACCCGAATTTGTTCGTTCGGATTATCCAGTATTTGTTAAATTTCTGGAAAAATACTATGAGTGGATGGAAGAAATTAACAATCCACTTTATGAATCTGAACAGTTAAGAAACAATTATGATGTGGACTTAGCAAGTGATTACTATATCGAACAGATAAAAAAAGAGTTTCTTCCATATTTTCCAGAATCTCTTCAGATAGATAAAAGAACTTTTTTAAAATTCATAAGCAAGTTTTACGCAACTAAAGGAACCCCAGATTCCGTCAAGTTTCTCTTCAGAGCACTCTTTAACGAAGAAATTCAAATTTTTTATCCAAAAGACGATGTTCTAAGAGCATCTGATGGTAAATGGGTTTTGCCTCTAGCTTTGCGTGTAGAAACCTTTGATGATAATATTTTCAACATCACAAACTGTCTCATTACAGGACAAACATCAAAAGCAACAGCACTAGTTGAAGGTGTGGTTCGTTCAATTGATCGCCAATTGGGTATCAGTTATATTGAACTTTACATTTCAAATATTCAAAGACTTTTTCAGACTGGTGAGACTATTGTAGCATCTTATGGTGAAGAACCCACAATAGTTACTGTTTCCGCAAAATTGATAGGTTCAATCTCAGAGATTAACATCAACCCTGATGCAAGGGGCATTTTCTATCGAGGTAGAGATTTAAATACAGGATACGATGGTGATCCAGTTAGTATTGTCGGTGGTTTAAATCCTGATGACAGTAATCCAATTGGTGCTATTGCATATGTCGGAACTGTAACTGATGGTGGGGTCACAGAAATTTTCGTAACAGACGGTGGATTCGGTTTCAGAAATCCTTCAGACACATCTTTAGGGAATATTGTAGACTTTAAGGATGGTTTTGTTGGTGGTAACTTTGGAACTGAAGCGAGAGGTGTAGTTTCACTTGTTGATGAACAATCGTTGAGAACTATGAATGTTGCTTGCACTTCAATAGAAGTTATAGAAAGTTTAACTTTAGATAATATAGGTGAGACGGGAAATGTTGAGACAAGTACAATTCTTTCTATGTCAGATTATCAAACATTTAATGTATCATCGATTTCGTTTGTTTCATTAACGGGTTCTGGTGGAGGATACCGTCAAAGACCTAGCGTAGATGTTTTCAGTTTTTATAATGAAGACAATTCAGATTTGTTAGTTGTTCCTTCATGTAATATTATTGGTGGAAGTAACATCATAAGTGTCTCTGATCAAGATTTAACATTGTTTTTTGAAATAGGAGACATGGTGCGACTCTTCGTGAATAACCGATATGAAGAGCTGAAGGTAGTCACGGGTGTAACCTCAACGACACTTTCGTTTTCGAATAATTTTGATAACAATATTTTTGGTGTAAGTATTTTCAAAGTTATTAGAAACAATGTTTATAATTTAGGTTCATTAGGAAGAATTGATATTCAAGATGGTGGTCAAGATTATAATGTTGGTGAGTATCTTATTTTTACTGGGGGTTCTGGTTATGGTGCTAATGCCAAGATCGCAGAGGTTCATAGCTCTAACAACGGAATAAAAACAGTAAATTTCATACAAACAGACGAATACGTAATTGGAGGTGAAGGGTACACAAAAGATTCTTTACCAACAATTTCTGTAAACAGTGCAAACGGATCAAATGCAATTTTAGTTGTATCAGAAGTTTCTGGTGACGGAGAGAAATTTTCTCTTGCAACATCTAGAATTGGTGCGATTTCTTCTATACGAATTACTAGTTTTGGTTACGATTACATTTCTGCTCCAACAATATCATTAAGAAACGCAGACTTGCAGTTATCTAATGTGACTGAAGGTCTTCTTTTTGTTTCGAACACAAAAGTTTATCAGGG